TTAAATAATTTATACTGTTATAATAAAACATTTAAAATCATTTGTCAAGTAAAAAAATAACTTTTAAAATTATTTAAAATACTTTAAATGTTTTTAAATATCTGCTATAATAGTAAAAAATAATATTAATAAGGAGGATATTATATGATAAAATTCAAAATACATATCAAAATGGCTGAAAAAAGACTTTCTCAAAAAACAGTTAGCCAATATGTAGGCATTACTCCAACTGTTATGGGAAAATATTATCACGGAACAATAACAAGAATTAATCCAGAACACCTTAATAAGTTTTGTGAGTTACTTTGTTGTAATACACAAGATTTAATTGAGTATATTCCAGATAATGAAAATGCTACTCATGAATAATTTAATCTTTCAATAGCACAGCCCACAAGTTTAGAATGCTTGGGGAAGCCGTTTGTGAGCCATGCTATTCAAAGATTATTTTTATTTAAGGAGTTGATTCTCATGTCTTATAAATTTTCAAAAGAAGATTTGATAAAATTAGAGAACCTTAAAAACTTATCAAATTCTCAACTTAAATTTATTTCTTCTATTAATTCTCAAATATCTTTTATTGATATTGGAACTTTAAAAAGAATACAGCAAATTCAAAATATAGATTATAATATTTTAGAAAAAATAAAATTAAATATTCCAAAGATAGATGTTACTGCTCTTCAAAAAGCTCTTTTAGAAATTAATAATTTTCATAATCAATTTGCTTCAGTTTATGATTTTAAACTTATATCAGAATTACAAAATACTTTTGCCAAATTAAATATTATTAATAAAAATTATTTTAAAATATTTTCTCAATCTTCTTTTGCAACTTCTGAGTCTAATAAAGATAAGAAAGAAAATGAAACAATAGAATTATTAAATTCAATTTCAGTAGATATTGAGAAAAGTTTAACAGAAGAAGATATTGAAAATTTTTCCTCCATTGATGAGTTTCATTCTATTGAGAAAGATGCTAAAAATTATAATAAAATGCTATCTAAAAATGATATAGTAATTCTTATTTCAATTTTTTTTTATCTTTTATTAATATTTAAAAAAGAAGAAATTATTCAACTTTCTATTTTAATAAGAGAACATTTTGGAAAAGCAGGGATATGGCTCTTAGATAGAAAAGAAGCTATCCTTGCTTTAATTGGAATATGCCTTACTCAAATTATTGATAAGGATGATAAGTAAAGTTAGTCCTCTTTTTTTAAGTGTTGTAATTTTTCAAAAGTTACAACACTTTTTTTTATAAGGTTTTTAATTCTTTTTAAAAGAAAAAATGAAACTAAAAAATAAAAAAGTCCATTAAAAATTGAAGCAGCTAAAGTACATAAAATAATAGTTGTTAGCATATTTCCCCCTTAACCTAGCTAATAAAAAATTTTATTAAAAAAAATAGTAAAATTAAAAATATACAAAAATTAAAAATTAATGAGAATAAAAATATTAAAATAATATAACTAATAATTTCCATTATCCTCCTATTCTACTTTAAGATTTTTTAATGTATTTTCAGGAATTTTTAAAATACTTTCAACCTGTTTTAAAACTTCTTTATTTTTCTTTTTAATGTGATGCCACATTAATTGTCTTGACATATTAAGTTTACTTGCAAGTTGACTAATTTTTATATTTTCTTCAATACATTTAATTTTTATAAACTTCTCAATATCCAAATTATTCACATTTACCTCCTTTTATTTATATTTACAATCGTAAATACTTACTAAGGTAAATATAAACTATCTATTTACTTTTGTCAACACTTTTTTTAGAAAATCGTTTACTTATGTAAATAAAAATTATAAAATAAAACAAAAAAAGGGAGGTTAAATATGGATGAAAAAATAAAAGAATTAGGAACTTATATTGATAATTTAAGACAAGAAAAAAATTTAGGATTTAATCAATTATCAAAAAAAAGTGGAGTTAATGCAAAAACTTTAAATGAAATAATGTATGGAAAATCAAAAAGAGTAAACCCTGTATATTTAATTCAATTGGCAAAAGCATTAGGAGTTCACTATAAACAATTTTATTGGATTATTGGATATTTACTTCCTGAAGATGATATTGTAAAAAATAAAAAAATAGGGGATTTTAATTTTATTAATACTAAAATTGGGAATAATAATATTATGGTAGGGGGGAATATTTCTAGTTCTACTATTATACAAACAACTGAAAAAAACGAAAAAAATATGTCACTTGATCTAACAAAACTTAATGAAGTTGATGCTGAAAGTATAAGAAATATCTACAATTCATTATTAAAAAAATAACATAGAATAAGGGAGGAGAAAAATGGGGATACATTGTTATGAAAGTGAGATTGGAAATAATAATATTTTTGTTGATGGAGATTATACAGTTAGTCAAAATATTTTACCAAAAGAAAAAATTTTAAATATCTATGAGAATATGTGTAATTATTATTACTTTAAAAATCTTATTACTTATAAACCAAGACTACATAATTTTATTTTAGAAACTTTACCTTACTATGAATGGACTCCTGAAGAAGAACAAGAATTTTTTATTGTGTTAGGTGATACTTCTGAATTTCTAGATGAACAAATTAATTATTATAAAGCAGCTATTGATATTTTTCCAAACTCTATTAATGCTAAAAGGCTTAAATGGGCATATATAAAATGTATAATTATTAAATTTTTTAGAGAATTATTTCCAGTGAATAATTAAAATAAGATATTAAAATTTTTTTATTAGGAGGGAAAATGAAAAGTTTAGAAGAAATTCAATTAATGTTAAAAGAATGTGGGGCAAAAGATTTTTTTGGAACTAAAAAGGAAGTAAAAGAACTCCCTAATATTATTCAGGATAATGAAGTAATAACTTATGTAACTTCAGGATTTCTAAATAATAATACTTGGTTGATTGTTTCAACAAATAAAAGAGTAATTTTTTTAGATAAGGGAATGATATTTGGATTAAAACAAATTGAAATACCATTGGAAAAAATAAATTCAATAGGACATAAGAAAGGACTAATTTTAGGTGACATTGAAATTTGGGATGGAGCTTCAAGAATGAAAATTAAAAATGTTCAAAAAGATACATTAGTACCTTTTGTAAATGCAGTCAATAAAGCTAGAGAAGAATTGAGAAAACCACAAGAAGCTAAAGTATTTCATCAACAAGTTAGCTCTGCAGATGAAATATTAAAATTTAAGTCATTATTAGACCAAGGTGTTATAACTCAAGAAGAGTTTAATAAAAAGAAAAAGGAATTGTTAGGATTATAGATTATAATAAATTTTTTAAATAGAAATGGAGAGATAAATTTATCCTCCATTTTTATTTTATCTATTTTTTTATATTGAGTCCACTTAAATTCTATTATTCAAAAAAAATTATACTTTCATTTACAATAGTAAAACTTGCTTTTTTTATAAAAGTATGATATTAATTTAATCAATTTAGATGTACATTGTAAATACTTACTTTGGTAAATGTAATTTGAAAGGAAATTTCATGAACTATGAATATGACTACAATTATCTAATAAAAATAATCTCAAAAGAAAAAATTATATATGAAAATACTGAATATAAAAATATTATTGCTAAGTTTTGTTATTCAGATAAGAGAACATTCAAACAAGGTTATGAGAAACTTTCTAAAAAATATAATGATGAACAATATGAAATTCTTACATATCAAAAAATAAGGAGGAGCTGGTATGAATGTCCAAAGCCAAGAATTCGGATAAAGAAATAGGTCATAATTATTGCAGTTGTGGAGAATACTTATACTCTGAAACAGAAGAAAGAATTAGAGTAGCAAGAGGTAGAAAAGTTACTGTTTATCTCAAAAAAAAGGAATTAGAAATAGTTTGTCCGCACTGTGAAAAAATAATAAAAGTGAAATTCTAATGTATGGACTAGATAGAGCTTGTGTCTTTGTTGATGTCCAGACCGACATTTTGTATGTAAGAGAAAGAATTAAAAAAATGTTTCCTCATTCTTTTTCAGAAAGTCTTTCAAATCATACAAATAATTACAAAATTGATAAAAAGAATATCAATTACATTAAGTTAGAAGAAAAAAAAATAAAAAAAATATCAACAATTAAAATAGATTTTTCTTATCCACGATTTTTTGAAGATAATAATATTTTTCCATTATCTGATGAAGTAAAAAAAATTATAGTAGAAGATAGTCTAATAAAATTAATCAATAGTTTAATTGATTATGAAATAACAGAAGATGAAGTAAAATATGAATATTTTGAATTTACTACACAAGAAGTTGTAGGAAATTTCTATAAATTTCATAATATTGTAAGTTATTTTTTTAAAGCACTTACAAGAAAATATAATGATTTGGACAAGGTCCAATATTACAACTTTAATCAAAATGAAAATAAGTTTTATACAACAGGTTTTACATTTCAGCCAATGACAGGTTGGAAAATCAGGCTCTATTCAAAAGGGCATGAAAATAATAAAAAGAATATGAGAAAAGTTAAGGGAGCAATTCTAAGACTTGAACACAGATTAACTAAGAAAATTATAAAAAGCTATTTTGAATTTAACTCAATAAAATATATAACAATAAAAGACATAAAAGATTGCATTCAAAACACAATATCACAGACTTTGGGAAAAATATTGATTGAGGAAGTAGAGAAATCAGTTGAGGTCCTTAAAGAAAAGTTTATAAATTTTAGATGTCAAGATTTAGATTCACTAATTAGAGATAATTTAGAATGGATATTTGACTATAAAATAGTTGATGATATTGTTACTAGTAGTAGCAATAAATGCTACAGACAGGTTGTTTTTTATCGTAGTAAGATAAAAGACATCCTTACTCATTCACAACAAAGAGCATCTCCACAAAGAGATTTTTTTTCTAATATAGAGAGGCTCGAACTATTCTTCGCAAATCTAATACTCTTTAATTGCAAAGTCAAATGTGATACCAAAAATCATTTGGCATTTTTTTGCAAAAAATAGGAAGAAAAAACTTCCTATTTTCACACTTTCAAAAATTTTTTTCCATTTAATATCAATGCTTTTTAATAGTTTTCTCGCGTGATAATAATGTGAGGCACTTTAATCCTAAAACTGAAAATATAATTATTTGTTTTTATAATGCAAAGATTTAAAACAAATTAGAACAGGGAGGACTATGAAAATAACTAAGATTAAATTAGATGTTTTAAAAGAAAATCCTAAGAACCCTAGAAAAAGTACAAATAATCAAATTAATTTATATAAAAACTTATTAGATAGATTTGGTTGTGTATTCCCAATAATAGTTGATGCTAATAATTATGTTGTTAGTGACTATGCGAAAGTAGAAGCAGCAAAAATATTAGGATTAACTGAAATTGAATGTATTTTCATTGAAAATTTAACTGAAAATGAAATACAAACAATAAGAATTGGAGAAGCGAGAGCAATAGAGCTAGGCGAATGGGATTATCAAAAATTATTTGAAGAACTAACAAAGCTAGG